AACAGGTAGTTTGCCTCTGACCGGTTTGAATAATCGCAGGCGGATTCCAATCTCCTTTTTCGGTTTTTCCCTTCTGATATAATTCGCCCGCTCTTTATAACTATGGCAATACTCTACCAACTTTTTGTCGTGAACGTGCCAGAACATTCCTTTTGTTTTCATTTGCCATTCCCCTTTCAATTCTCTACTATATATGGCCTGCTCAATTCATCGTCCCACTCTAACGGCTATTCAAATCTAATTCTCGTGCCGTCCCACGAACAATTGGGACATTCTTTTTTATGTAGTGCTTCAATTTTGTCTTTGCAGGCCTCCCACGCCTTCTCATGGGACTCCCACGCCTCCTCACAGGCCTCCCACGCCTTCTCATGGGCCTCCAACGCCTCCCACGCCTTCTCACAGGTCTCCCCCGCCTTCTCACAGGCCTCCCCCGCCCACGCCTTCTCACAGGGCTCCCACGCCTTCTCACGGGACTCCAACGCCTTGTCATAGGCCTCCAACGCCAAGATAAACTTAACAGGTAATTTGCCTCTGACCGGTTTGAATAATCGCAGGCGGATTCCAATTTCGTTTTTCGGTTTTTTATTTCTGATATAATCCGCCCGCTCTTTATAATTATGGCAATACTCTACCAGCTTATCGTGGTGAACGTGCCAGAACATTCCTTTTGTTTTCATTCTTTCACTCTTTCAGTCCTAATGCTTGAGGAGTTAAATAACACTTATTGCAAAAGTGTTTTACGTCTTTGCGGTTATCAGAAGGATGTTCTTAATTAACTCTCATTTTTAATAATTTATCCCTTATCGCCCCAAAATCCTTGCCTTTATATAGATTGAATTTACGGAAATTGCTTATATGATAACTGAAATTGCGCGGATAAATTGTGCCTGGGTCTAATACTTTAGCAACCCAAGTATCTATCCTAATACTAAAAACGAATTTGCATATCCAATCTTTTCCTGATTCGCCGCGAATATTACTATCGCCATTACAAAGAAGAGTTTTGGCTTTGAAAAACAATTTCTCATCAGGTAATTCGAGTCCCAGAACTGAATCGATGACCTTGCCGACAAACGTATATAATCTGCTATTTACGCAGCCAAGTAAATCCATAAGCAAGTCAAGAGGAGGTTCTTTGTCTTCTATAATCCAGACAATCCGGTTTTCATTAGCAAAATAAGTTTCTTCAAACTTCATCTTTTCATCTTCTCAAAAAGCCGCTTACTCAATTTGCTTTCGCAGGGATGCAGGCCATTGATTTATAAATTTCAGTTGTTCGCAATCGCACTTGCCAATTCGTTTTGTTCTGATACTAATTCGGATTTTTTCCCAGTGATGTTTGCCGTCACAAAAGGTTGCTACTCCTTCTTCATATTTTATTTGTTTCGCTGCTTCAAGACTCATTTTTCCACTTCAAAAAAGCCGCCGCCGGCTGGTTATATATTCAAAACTAATCGCACATCGACATCGGCATCAAGTATGTATAAGTCGCTGCGCGGTTCGCCCTTTTGCCGTTGCGTCTGCCGTAAAATCTTGACGGGCATCCCATCCATTACATCATCGTCAATACCTCCGATTTCGCGACAAGCATCAATGAATCCTTGCACCGAATCCGCCGTTCGCACAATACAATCGGCAGTGCAACCAATACCCTGCTCTTCATCGAGCCATTGTGTAAATTGTTCTTTCAATTCTTCAATTTTCATTTCAGTAATCATTTTTTCACCTCAAAAGAGCCGGTTGCAGCGGAGGATTCCATTGGGCTGTCAAGCGCAAGGATTGAACCACAACCGGCCCTGATTTTGCTTGTTTGATTTTCTTGACAGCCCATACAACTTTAACCTTTCAATTTTCGTTTAATTCACTATCGGCATTTTACTAATCAGACTTGAATCTGTCAAGAAGATTTTTGGAAACAATTTTCTAAACCTTTACAAATACAAGAATTAAGTGCGCCGAAAGTTCAAAGAATTTTCAACCGTAAAAATTTATTAAAGCAGTTTGAACGAATTGTCGATAATAGATTTATGCTTACAGTTATCCTATGCATTCTGGTTCTGAACGCTCCGACAGATGAGCAAATCGCGGACGCCATATACAGGGCAGAGAACAGCGTCAAATATCCTTATGGCATAAAATCTATCAATACTCACGGCGACAAGGAATATGCTCGGCGCATCTGCCTGAACACGATTCGCAATAACCGCAGACGCTGGCAGGCCGCCGGACGTCCGGGGGACTATATCGACTTTTTGCAGTCGAGATATTGCCCAGGGCAGGATGGAGTGGCCTGGCGCAAAAATGTTAAAAGATTTCTAAAGAATTAGCTTGACTTTCAAGAGCGGTGCAAGTAGTTTGTAACTTATGGTAAATTATAAAGCTATATTGCAATGGATTAAAGCCCCTGGCAGCAAACCTATACGCACGCCGTGTAGCTTTACTATTTACCATTCCAGGGGCTTTATTTTTTGCAGGGATACATAAATGGCAAATCTTACACGCAGAATTGACCTGAAAACACGGCTCGATGAGATAGATGAGCAAACGAAAAAACACGTATTTGACGGTTTTTACCAATCTCGACTTGCCATAGAAATATCTATGTGGGAAAAAGGTGAGGCGATAGGTGCGCAATTTAGGGGGGTAAAATGCGCACCTTCTTATCGACAATTAGCAAAAGAAACAGATAGGCGAGACATAAGTCTCAAAGTATGGCACGAGCTTTATTTGGAGTATCCTGATAAACAAACATATTTGCCTATCGTCGAAGAGAAGGCTCGCAAATGGACAGATAAGGCTTTAGGTTGGTTATTGGATAAACCGCACGTTGCCTTAAACACCGGCGAATCCGAATGGTTCACGCCGCCGGAATATATTGAGGCCGCAAGATGCGTAATGGGCACAATAGATGTCGACCCTGCCAGCACTAAGGAAGCCAATAAGACCGTGAAGGCCAAGATTTTCTATGATGTTCAGGATGATGGTTTAAGTAAAAAATGGGAAGGTAATGTTTGGATGAATCCTCCATACAGCCAACCATTGGTTGCTCAGTTTTGCGATTTGTTTGCGGAAAAATATGAGTCCAACGAAATCAAACAGGGATGTGTTTTGATAAACAACGCAACGGAAACATCTTTTGCTCAACATCTTATGAGTTTATGTTCCGCAGTTTGTTTTCCTGCGGGGCGCATCCGTTTTCTGGATAAAGACGGAAGACCAGGCGCACCATTACAAGGGCAGATGATAATATATTTTGGCAATAATACATCTCAATTTATACATCAATTCTCAAAATTTGGAGTCTGTCTGAAAAGATGCGAGGACAGATAAAAAACAGATTTCGCAGTCTGCAAGTAAAGGATTATAGCGGTTTGTGCTATAAGAACATAACGCCTACGGATTTGGACGGCTTCTTTGAGATACAAAACAAGGTTTTCGTATTTATTGAACTGAAACTGGAAAACACTCCATTGCCTTTAGGACAAATCCTGGCACTTGAGAGATTGACTGACAACTTAAACAAGCCAGCAATTTTAATAATAACCAGACATAATTGTCCTCCAGAATTAGATATTGACGTAGCAAATTGCATTGTTGAGAGATATAGATGGCGCAAAATCTGGTATGAGGAAAACAAGCGCACCGTGAAAAAACTAATTGATTCTTTTCTAATTAAAAGGAAGTTAGGAGATTACCTCTAAAAGGACTTAATACAGAATCCATCAGGGGCTTTATTTTTTGTAGGGAGGCACAATGGCAAAAGAACTAACGCAACAATTAAGCTGGTATGATAGTTTACTGGATGATTTGCGAAAGCTGGCTTTTGAGGGAATCGTCAAGACAAAACACGCCATCGGCCTGCGAATTTTGCGGGACGAATTGAAGTTCGGCAAGCCGGATTATGGCAGCAAACGAATAGAAAACCTGGCAAAAGACCTGCAAATAAGCCAAAGTGATTTATATTATTGTATTCAGTTTGCTAAAAAGTATCCTGAAATTTCCAACGCGTTGGAAAATCTACCCTGGCGTAAAATCCTAAAACTTTTACCTGCACCGAAGCCGGAAAATATAGAAATCCCCGAATTTCCCGTCGGCAAATACGGTATTATTTATGCCGACGCGCCCTGGCAATACTGGGAAGGCGGATACAAAAATCAATCCCAGCACTATGGGACGTTGACTGATTACGTTATAGCGAATTTGACGGACAAAAAAGGACGCTCGGTAATTGATTTGGCTGCGAATAATTGTATTTTGTTCTTATGGACAACGTTTCCTGTTCTGCCGACAGCATTATCTATTATCAATAAGTGGGGCTTTACCTATGCTACTTGCGGTTTTGTTTGGGTCAAAAGTAAAAAGGACAGAACCGGATTTGCTTTTGGTTGCGGGAACTGGACAAGGGCAAATGTTGAATTATGTCTTATAGGCACAAAAGGTTCGCTCAAACGCAAAGATAAAAGTATTTCGCAAATTATCTATGAGCCAAAAGCCGAACATTCAAAAAAACCACCCATTATCAGGAATAAAATTATACAACTTGTCGGCGATTTACCCCGGATTGAATTATTTGCAAGACAAAAAACAAAAGGATGGCAGATATGGGGCAGCGAGACATAAATGAACTTGGTAAAGAAGGCGAACAAAAAGCGAGATTATTATTAAAGCAAAAAGGATTTTGGGTCGGCCAATCCGACTGGATAGGAAAAAAAGACGGCAAATGGTGGAGATTTGAAATAAAAAGAAAAGCGCGGTTTATGCCTCCGCCCTTTGAGGGACAAGGATTAGATATAAGACAAGTAACCTACGCAATAGAATTTGAAAAAGACACTGGAATTCCAACCATATTATTGATTTACGAAATCGGGACAGACAAATGGTTTATGCAAACCATAAAAAAATTGGAAATAGGCGAAAAATTCGACACCAAAAACAACATTAGAATCTATAAATTATCGAATTTTATGACATTTTAATTAGGGATTTTTTACAAGGATGCTCGAAATGGCAGGATATACGCCACTCTTTAATTCTATTGTAACCAGTAGCGTCTGGAACGAGGACAGCGAAACTCGTATTGTTTGGATTACTTTATTAGCTCTTGCGGATGCTAATGGCAAGGTCGAGGGAAGTGTATCGGGACTCGCCCCCGTTGCCAGAGTATCGCTTGCAATTTGCAAAAAAGCATTAAACCGACTCAAACAACCTGACCCTTACAGTCGCACCAAAGAATATGAAGGACGGAGAATAGAGGACATTGACGGCGGTTGGCAAGTTTTGAATTATATCAAGTTCAGGGAAAAAGCAAAAATGAGAACGGCGGAGTATTACAAAAATTATAGAAAAAGAAAAGCGATATTAAAAGAAAAAGGTATTATACAAACAGAAACAAATACAGATACAGAAACAGGGCGCAGTTGCGCAACGTTGCAACCAGTTGCACAACGGTTGCAAATACCTCCATCTATTTCTGATGTATCTCTTTATCTGGCAGACTATTGCAAGGAAAAGAACCTTCCGCCACTTGACCCGCAGGATTTTATAGACTTTTATGAGGGTAAGGGTTGGATTGTAGGCAAGGTCAAAATGAAGGACTGGCAGGCCGCCGCCCGCAGGGCTGCACGAAACTGGGAGCGAAAGGCCGAAAGCCGAGACCAGCGATTTGACAGACTTTTGAAGGAAAAAACATAATGATAAAAGAGCAGGCAAATCAGTTTATAAAAGAGATTTTGGGTGGCTTATGGCCTCGATGGGAGCCGAAACAAGAAGAAATAGATGGCTGGGTAGAACGGTTGTTGTATTTCGAGTATTATTCTGCCAAGCAAGCCGTTAATAATATGTTCTTTGAATCGATAACGGTTAGGGGTCTTGAACCGCCGGCGGGGAAGATACTTAATGCCATTAGAAAAACCCAGCAACTGAAAACAGGAACGAAAAGCGACCGGGTTTTGCTCTATACAATTATCAAAGAATCTTTATTTAATGCGGGCAAAAACCCTAAAATCTATGGTAAGGGCTTTTATGTGGGGACTAAAAATCAAGTCCCAGCCCCGGAAGAGATTGAACACAGGGCTGAATTTCAAAGACAGGAACTTAATAGTATTTGTGGCGAAAATCATATTATCATAAGAAACTGGGAAAATTTCCCCTGATAGTGGGGCAGGTCAGGTATAAAGTGAGACATAATGCCGGATTTTATAGCTATCGGGCAAGATGTCGAAAATGCGGCAAGGTCAAAGCTGATAAGAATATGATTTATGTGGTCCCGGAAGACCGCTATTATTGCAATCAGCAATGTATGGACGCTTACAATGCCATTAAAAGGGATAAGAAGGGGTTTGTGATAAATGGTTAGAAATTATTGGTTGTATTGGAAATCACATCCCATTATATCATTGGCAACTTTTGGTATGGGAATAGAGCCAATTTATGTGGATGTTGCAGTAAAACGCTGGGAGGATTTTACGCACAAAAAGGCGAAACTTCTTAAGGGGAAATAGATGCTCAATGAGATTTTAGGGATTATCGCAACAATCCTTGCCGTGACCGGAGTGATTTGCAACAACCGCAAAATGGTGGCCTGCTTTTATTTCTGGCTGTTGAGCAACGGCCTATCGGGAGTCATACACTTTAACTGCGGGATATATTCCCTGCTGGCAAGGGACATTGTATTTTGGGTTTTGGCCATTGAGGGATTGATAAAGTGGCGAAGGGGAAAGTGATGCTCATAATCGCTGGAATTCTGTTTGTGCTGGCAATGTTGTCCTGGTTTGTGGATAGGATGTTCGACAATGCCTCTGTGGACTTGCGGTGGGCAATGAGAATTTTGATATTTTTGACATTGATTTTCATAGCCCTTAATTTAATTTCTGGGGGAATTGATTGAACGATGAAAAAGCAAAAACCTGATAAGCCAAAACCCAAAGTTGCCGATGTTAATGTTGAGCAGCTCCTCAAGACCCAACGGCAGGCGGCTGATTATGCCGATGTCAATACGCGCACAATCCGCCGATGGCTCAGCAATGGTATGCCGACTTCGGCGGAAGGATATTACATCAAGGGTATTCTGGATTTTTTCAAAAACAATGAAAGCCGGGCGCCGAATGAAAATAGACAGCGATTTCTAAAAGCCGAGGCCGACCTGAAGGAGACAAAATCGGAACTTGCGAATATCGAATTGCGGATAAAGCGGGGTGAACTTATCGAAAGCGCCGAAATTGAGGCGGGGCGGGTTGCCCGCATATTAGCGGTGAAGCGGGCGTTTCGTGGGCTTGGCCGGAATCTGGCGCTGCGACTGTCGAAAATGGGGGGCAATCCGAGCGGCATTCAGAAGGCAATAGATATAAAAATAAGGGAGATAATTGAAGAGTTTGCGAGAAATTAAAAATCTATGTTGTGTTTTGTTGAGTTATGTTGCGTTTTGTTCAGTTTCGTTCTGTTCAGTTTCGTTCCGTTCAGTTAAGTTTCGTTAAGTTAAGTTAAGTTTTTAGAGAAAGGAAGTGTGTTATGAAAACTGTAATAGTGGAATTGAAAAGTTTGACAGGATTGGTTTTTGGCCAACCGGTTTTTGAGAAAAAAGAGACCGGCGAATCAGGGGAGGCGTTTGAAGAGCGGACGTGGATGCAGAGGTTGCACAAAAACGAAAACGGAGTATTCATTCCACCATTCGCCTTGAAAAACGCCCTTGTCAATTCGGCAAAATATCTTCAGCAATCAGTTCCAGGAAAAGGAAAATCGACCTACACAAAACTTTTTCTTGCCGGATTATTAGTGGCAGAGCCGATTTATTTAGGCAAGGATATCGAAAAGAAAATACAGAAATTGTCGTTGTATGTCCCTTCAGACGGTAAGACCGGAGGCACAACAAGAGTATGGCGACACTTTCCCTTGCTTCCCGAATGGCAGGGGACGACTACGATACTTTTGACAGACCCGATTTTGGAGGAAAAGCCAGATAAGGTCAAAGAATACCTTATCCACGCAGGACAGCTGGTAGGATTGCTGACATTCAGGGTCGGCAAAGGCGGGTTATTCGGCAAGTTTGAAGTTATGAGCTTTAAGGTAACGAAATAAATAAGTTTCGTTATGTTCCGTTGAGTTAGGTTTCGTTAAGTTCCGTTAGGTTTTGTTCCGTTAAGTTAAGTTAAGTTTTTGATGTTGAGGCAAATTAGAATTTTTGAAGGGAAATAAAAATGAACGATGAAAAAACAGAAAGCAAGGCGTTTCCGTTTGAGCACGGACTATCACCGGCATCCGCAAAACTGATGGAAAAACTAAAGACGGGTAAAATTGGGGACATTGTCACCGATGAGGAGCTGACAGGCATTTGCGGCAAGAATACAAGGGTCGGCGAAAAGGGCTATGCCAACCTTCAAACTGCCATAAGGCGAACCTTGCGGGATTACGGCCTTGTCTGGATGAGAATACCAAAGGCGTATGCGATAAAATGCCTTGACTCAAACGAAATTGTCGAAAGTCTGCCGGCAGATATGGAGCGGATAAGGCATTGCTCAAAAAAAGCCTTGAAGAGAGGGGCGCAAGTTGAGATAGGAAAAATTCCGGAAGATATGAAAATGCTTTTTTTCGCAAGGCAGGCGCAATTATCCGTGGTTGTTGTTGTAAGTGAAAATAAAACCACGAAACAGCTTGCGATAAGAGGCGCTACCGGCAAGTTCGACCAGCAAAAATTACTTGAGGCGTTTATTGCTTCAGTTAAAATGTAATACGAAAAAAAAAATATGGACAAATGCCGAGCGGCAGGCGTGGTCTCTGCCTGCGAAACTGACCGTCTCTGAATGGGCGGACAAGCATCGGATACTGGAATCCGGAACGGCGGAGCCGGGCCAGTGGCGGACAAGCCGGACGCCCTATCTACGGGGGATAATGGATTCCTTCTGCGACCCTGAAACAGAAATAGTCACCATTGTAAAGTCCCCGCAATCGGGCGGAACGGAGGCGCTGCTTAATACAATGGGTTACAGTATTTGCGAAGACCCCGGGCCCGGCCTGATGGTGATGCCCCGCCACGAGGAGGATTGCGGATATATGGCGGGACGCCTGAAAACAATGGTCGATGCCTCGCCGGAGCTGAAAAAACAGACCACTGGACGGATATGGGACTTGACAGGTTTTGAGTTCAGGTTCTCACGAATGACAGTGTATTTTTCCGGAGCCAATTCGCCCGCCGGCCTGGGAACGAAACCCATCCGCTATCTGTGGCTGGATGAGATTGACAAGTATCCGCAATTTGTTGGCAAGGAGGCGTCCCCGATTGACTTGGCGGAGAAGCGGACGATAACATTTTGGGACAGGAAAATCGTCCAAACATCGACGCCCACCACAACAGATGGCAACATCTGGACAAAATTCAAAAGAAGCTCTAAGCATCACTATTACATTCCCTGCCCCCATTGCGGAGAATATCAGGTCTGGATTTTCAATGAACCGGATAGCAGGGAGCCGCGATTAAGAATTGCAAAGGAATTGCGGGACCCCGATGTAATCAGAAACACGCCCGGTTGTGTTTGGTATGAATGTAAGTTTTGCAGGGGCAGGATTGACGAAACCGAAAAGGACGGACTTGTCGCAAGGGGTGAATGGCTGCCAGACAAGTTTGCAAATGAAATCCTGAAACTGGCAAAAAAAGAGCACGCCAGCATTGTGAATATCAAAAGAGAATTCAACTACAACAAACGGCGTATCGGCTTTCAATACAATGCCCTGATAAGTCCCTGGGTATCGTGGACGGAGGTTATGGCCGAATGGTTCGAGGCCAATACGGAGGAGGGAGTGGCAGCAGGCAAACTTCTGGATTTTATGAATGCCATTCTTGCCGAGCCGTATGCCGAGACAATGGTCGAAGTCGCGGCGGAAGGATTGAGAAAAAACATCGGGACATTCTCACGTGGAACTGTTCCTGACTGGTGCAAGATACTTGTTGGCGGTGCCGATTATCACGAGGATATTCGCGGACAAGTTCGCATCGACTTTGAAGTTCGCGGATTCGGATATGGGGAGAGAAATTATGTCATAAGCTGCGGCTCGGTCTATTCCTGGCAGGAGCTTGAAGACGAAATCCTGCTGCACTCATTTCCCTGGGCGAATCCCGACAGAAAAGAGCCGGAACTTGCAGTCATACAACTATTTATTGATTCCGGTTTCAAGCCGGATGAGGTCTATGAATTCTGTCGGCGGTATTTTCCGCTTTGTATGCCGACAAAAGGATTGCCTGGCAGACAGCAAAGAGGGGGCCCGCTTACTATATCGAGTTTGGAAAAAATAACAGCCGAAAGAAAAGCAAAGTTTCGTGGCATACAACTTGCGCTTTTGGATGTTTCATTTTTCAAGGACAAGGTTCATAACTGGGCATCACGCGCCGCCGGGACTCCTGGCTCAACGGAATATTTTGCCGAGATTCCAGACTATTATTTCCGTGAATTCACGAATGAGCGCAAGACAAGGATTCGCGGAAGATACGGCCAAGTGAGTTGGCAATGGCGGCCTGTAAGCGGTGGGGCGCAGGTGCATTTTCTCGACACGGCGGTCAACGCGGCGGCAGCGGCCTTCTATAAGCGGGTGCAATATATGCGAGCGCCACAAGAACAAGCCGGCAAGCCGATACCGGCGGCATTGATAAGGGCAAAACCGGTAAAATTGATGGTAAGAGAAAAGCCTGAGGGCAAAGGGTTCCTGGATAATTTGCCGGAATTGTAAATATGAAAAACGGATTTCTCAATAACCTGCCGGATTTGGGGCTGGGCAACGGCAAGCCTCGGAGGCCAAAGGCGAATGACAAACAGAAGGAAACAGGCGATAAAAAGCCGACAAAAAAAGGGCTGATTTGTCCAAAGTGTGGTCATCAGAATTTTGAGACCGTCAAGACGATTCCATTATGGGGATGGATAAGACGGTATAGGATTTGTGAGAATTGTGGCAGGCGAATCAGGACGAAGGAAATCATTGAAAAAACAGACCAAAATTCCCCTCAAAAGTAAAATTCTTTCCTATTAGTAGCCATTCGGTTAAGAATCTGCTCTTTTTATTGATAATTTACTTGCATTGGTGAAAATTTTGTTTTATGGATTAAGTATGTTGTTAATGAATAGCTCAAAAATTTCTATGCAGAACATTATCGAAAACGTCATATGGACAGGGTTTATGGTGTGCTTTCAGATAATGAAAGTGGACAAGAACCTGACGGCTGCGAATGGGCAGATAATTGCAGACGATAATGAAGACAGCAGAACTATTATATAGTGGTTATGATAAACAAAGAAATTGCCAGAGCTATTTTCAGGGTATCTGCCCAATAAAGTCCATATTGGTTAGGTATAGAAGTTTTTAAGCTAAAGGCCGGTAGCTGATAACTATCGGCCTGATTTTTTATGGTAGTAAGTTACGCGACTATAATCGAAACGATAGATACAGCCATTAATGATTGGGCTGGATGATCAGTGTCAATTGCGGCAGGAAAATCCGCACAAAAGAAACCATTGAAAAAACAAATATTGACAAAATAGAATAAAATTTTGGGCTACGGGTAGCCCTTTTTGCCTAAATTCACGATTTTTCCTGTAAAAATCCTTGACACAATCCTTTGATTGCCGAAATAATCTGAATATGACAACGCTGGCAGAAAGACTATTAAAGGTTCAAAATGCCATTGATGCGATACTCGATGGCGCTCAGAGTATTAGTGTTGGTGACAGGACATATACGCGGGCAAATTTGAACGCCTTGATAGCGCTGGAAAATCAATTACAGCGTCGAGTAAATAATGAGCTATCACACGGTCGGACAGTAGCGGAAATGTGATATGGTTGGTTTGATGACCAGAGAAGATTCTTTGTTGGAAAAGACAAAACCGGATGGCAGCTGGTCAAAAAGGGCATCCGAAAGAATCGATGATTTGGTGGGAATAATATCGCCGCGCAAGGCGTTCCAGAGAAAAATGTACCGGTTCGGTTATGATGCCATTGACAAATCCCGATTGCGAAAAAAGAGAAAAGACCTCGGCGGAACGGGGGATAGTCACTTAACGGAGGATGCGCTTTACAAATTGCGGGAAATCTGCCGCGAAATGTCGCGCAACAATCCTCTGGCCAATGGATTGTTGAAGCTGGAGCGGAACGGTGTCATTGGTTCGGGTGTTACCGTGCAGGGAAGAACGGATGACGATAAACTCAATGACGAACTTGAAGCCGCGTGGAAGGAAGAAATGCTTGACAAGCCCTGTGATGTCACGGGCAGATTTAATTTCAATCAATTTTTAAGAAAGTTTTTCCTTGCTTATCGGCGAGATGGCGATGCGGCAGCCATATTTCTGAATGACAAGCTGCAGGCGGTAGAAGGCGATCAGATAGGGACGCCAATAAGGATACAGGATTTTCAGCTTTTCCAAATTACAAACGGAATTGCCTATAACAAAATCACAAGCGAAGTAATCGGCTATTATATTGGCATACCAGACAAATATGGATATATCAAGACAGGAAGTTATAAACACTATCCTGCCGACAAGGTGCATTTGATGTTCGATCCAGCGCGATTCAGTCAGTCCCGTGGCGAACCGGTCCTGACGCCGTCAATCAATTTTATAGATACCCTCTGTGATTATATCGATGCGGAATTTGTGGCAGCTAAAGTGAACGCCTGCTTTTCGATGTTCATAGCACAGGAATACAGCGATATGCCTCAGCCATATACCAAAGGGATTTCCAGCACCGGCTATGATGCGGAGGGCAATCGACTCGAAAAGATGTCACCCGGCCAGGTTATTTACGGGGCGCCGGGCGAAACAGCAACCGGCATAGGCCAGGCCAGGCCGAATGCGCAATTCGACCCGTTTGTCCTGCGGATGCTGACGTTCATAGCCAGGCCGCTATGTATGCCCCTTATGCTGGTTACGATGGATTTTTCCGGCGCGACCTTTATGAATGCCCGACTTGCATATCAGAAGGTACAAGAGGAATGGCAGGCACAGCAGGATGATGTTATAAAACCATTCGTTTCACGGGTTTGGCGGTGGAAAATTCAGCAGTTAATTGATTCAAAACAAATTAAAACGAATAATGAAAAAATCCTGCACCACGAAGTGCTCTGCCGCCGATGGCCTTATGTTGATCCATTTAGAGAGTCGGAAGCGCACGAACAGGAATTTTTCAATGGCACGAACACGCGGACAGAGGTATGCGCCAGCCAGGGCAGGGATTTTAAGGATGTGACGGACGAGCTGGATAGAGAGGAAAATTATCGGGCAACGAAAAACGTGCCGAAAAAACCCGAGAAGCAGCCGATAAAAATTGGAGATTAAAAATGTCACCTGAAAGTAATCAAGAAATCGTTGATTCTTTTCCTTATGAAAATTATCATTCTTGCAGATTGACCGAACCGAATTATCCTGATTATGCCTACAAAAAATGTGCGGAAAAACATAAAGGAAAATGTATTGACCACAATTACGGCATTAGAGGACCCGGCAAATCTGAACTTCAGGCATTAAGATATTCTAAAACAATCTGGACGGCCAGTGATGCAGGGACACACTGTAAAAGCAGAGGCGGCTCATTTGAGCCGGCAAAAAAGGCAAAAGAGAAACAGACAATTCCTTCGGCGGATCTTGACAATCCGGCCAAGAATCCGTTCGTGTTCAATATGCCAGGGATGGTCGAATTTGCAGCGGCAGGAGAAGACGGACAGAAAAACAAAATCCGCCTGACGCTTTATGATGGCTCGGTAGTCAAGCACTGGTATTGGGGCAACCTGGCATTTGAACTTTCGACTATGAGAATGGCCAAGAAAAGAAACCCGATTTTGTTTACTCACGATGTCAGTCAACGAGCAGCCGTCAGCGACACGGCGGAATTCGATCCGAAGTTTATTATGGAGGGTGACTTCCTGAAATCCTCAAAGATAGCCGAGGAAATCAAGGCGCAGATGACAGAGGGGTTTCCCTTTGAAGCATCGTTGCGATTTGACCCGGACAGGAGCAAAATCGAATTTGTCAACGGCGATGAAACTATCGAGGTGAACGGGAATAAGCTGAAAGGGCCCGGGACGGTCATAAAGAATGCGTGCATATTGGAAGGCAGCATTTGTGTCTTTGGCGCTCTGAAAAATACGCAATCGGAGGCGTTTGAAATTGTTAATAACCTATTAAGAGAAAAGGAGTCTATTATGGATGAGCAAACTACATTAACTTTGGATACTTTCGCCGAACAGTATCCCGAATTGCACAGCCAGCTGGTTGAGAAGGCAAGGCAGGAAGGCGGAAAAGCCACAATGGAGCTTTTTAACAGATTTGTCGAGAAGTTCGGTGACGACCCTGTATTCTGTATCGAGCATTTCAAAAAGGGTGGAACGCTTGAGCAGACGACAGAGATAAGGATTGAAAAACTGAAGGTCGATAATCAGCAATTAAGTGAACAGCTCAAAAAGCAGGCCAAAACCAGAATCGACCCCGCCGCCCAGGAATTTTCCGACCAACAGAATGCATCTGGCGGAACGGGCAATCCTCCTCCCCCTGAAAAACCCGAGGACAAATATGCCAAGGAATTCAATAAGTCCCAGGAAATTCAGGACGAATTCGGCGGGCCGGAAGGCATAAGGAATTATATCGCCTTCCGCAAGGCCGAGGATGCCGGAAAGGTAAGAGGTTAAACTATGGCGAAAAAAAGCAATAACGAAAAATCTGAACAGGAAAAACCCGTTGCCGGCAGGATAAAAAATGTGCCGGTTTTTAGCATCCCTACAAGCGACCCTTACATAGACGCCGTGATTCGATGTTACTTCAAACAGGATAAGCCGAAGAAAATCAATTCTCAAGTCGGCGAAAGACCTTTCATTCTTGAGGCAGACGACCCTGCGGCAATGGCGGCTCTTAAAAATTACATCCAGCGAGCCAACGGGGCCTGCGACAGGGCAAGAGCAATTGAAGCGGAAAAGGCAAAAAGTGCGTTTGAGGAATATGCGAAAAAGTAAAGAATAAAATAAACTGTGCCGTTATTTCGGGCACAAAACAACTGATAAAATGAAAGGAGTTTATTATGGTATTAGCAGCAGACAGTCCAATGGTTACTGAACTTGGCGAGTTCAATTCGATACCTATTATCGACAACGATATAGTGTATGAAGGGGCGATGGTTGGCGAGAGTGCGGCTATCGCCACAGCCGGATATGGCAGACCTTTGACTGCCGGTGACAGATTTATGGGTCACGCTATCGAACAGGTGGACAATACGCTGGCAGGCCACGCCGCAGGCGCTAAAAACATTCGCTTACGGACTCGCCGTTATAAGGCATTGGTGACCCTTGCCGGATACATTACTGATATAGGCCAGCCGGTATATGCCAGCGATGATGCGACCCTGACCTTTGATGCAGTTGACAATAGTTACGTCGGCGTGGTTCATCGGTATGTCAGCACAACGAAGATGGTAGTCGAGTTCCGGCCGGGCGAACAGGACGAGTGGGGAAATCGGACACGCCTCAAAAAAATCGATGACTACACAACTTTAGCAATAGACGCCGGTGTCGTTATTTATCTTGGAGTCGATACCAAGATAATCACCTTGTTCGACCTTGCAACGGCTTTGGCGGGTTACAGAATCACAATTGTCAATTCAGGCGCAGCAGGGGTGGCGGGGATAGTAGTTGACCCTAATGCCAACGACCTTTTCGTTGGCGGAAGTGAAATCGCCGCTAACGCCAATGGTCACAAAATGACCAACACCAAGGCGACCGCAAAAAGAGGTGATTTCCTGACTCTGGTTAGCGAAGGAACAAACGGCTTCTATATTGAGGCTTACCGAGGCATCTGGGCGGCAGAATAAAGAATCGTTCTAACTAAAAGTTAATAAAGGGTTCGGCCGTCCACCGGCCGGTGGACGGCTGACGCAAGAGAATTAAAGGGGCAGTGTAGTGCTACACCACTATGCTGCCCCTTTTTTCTGCCCCGAAAAAAACAGATAATGAAAGGAGTAATGTTATGGGAGCACAAGGTTTAGGTTCGCGGGCCATTATAGGCAAGTTTTTCAACATTCTGGAAACGGAACTGGGAACATCCTGGATAGATTTAATATCCTTGCTGTTTCAAAGTGACCAGGCATCAGAGGAATATAAGTGGCTCGGAATGTCACCGGCAATGCGCGAATGGATAGGCGGAAGGCAGGCGCACGGCTTCCGCGAAAACGGATTGACCATCACTAATAAGAAATTCGAGGCAACGATGGAAGTGCCCTGTGATTGGATACGCAGGGACAAGACCGGCCAAATAGACGTACGCATCGGTGAGCTGGCAAGAAGGGCTGTCGAGCATTGGGCGAAACTTCTAAGCACCTTCATCACCAATGGCACCGGTGCAACGAGCGGATATTGCTATGACGGCCACGTTTTCTTTGACACTGACCATTCGGAAGGTGACAGCGGGACGCAGTTGAATCTCTTGGCGGCAGGGCAAGTTGCGGCCTTGAATGTCACAACCCCAACGGCACCGACACCAGTGGAGGCAGCAAAGGCGATTCTCGGAGTCATCGGTTATATGCTTACCTATCTTGACGATAAAGGCGAGCCAATGAATGATGGCGCAAAGAACTTTTTAGTTATGACATCGCCTACCTTATGGCAGTTCTTGGCGCCTGCCGTTTATAGTCCGTTGGTCAGTGCCGGTGAGACCAATCCGCTGGCTGCCATTATGGCGAATACGGATTTCAGAGTAGCCGTGGTTGCCAATTCCCGCCTTGCATATACGACACAATTTGTCGTTCTTCGCACGGACGCCAAGACGAAGCCGTTTATCAGGCAAGAAGAGGAAGGCGTCACGTCCAGTGCGCTTGCCGAAGGCAGCGACGAGGAGTTTAACAATGACAGGTGGCTCTTTGGCGTCAAGGCCCTTCGCAATATCGGATACGGATACTGGCAACAGGCTGCACACGCTACATTAGAATAACCAGGCAATGGTCAAATAAAGTTTTCATCGTTCTGCTGGGCGGCGGCTTTTATAGAACCGCCGCCCAGGGAATTATTTGCTTATGGCGCAGATTTCCGAGCATTTTGAGGTGATTCACAAAATTGCCGTCAATCTCAACAGGGAGTTTTTCCTTTTGCAGACCGATCACGTGAAAACGGATGAGCAAATAGAGGCGGCGGAAGCGGCCATTGATTCATTGACAAGACTGCAAAACACAGAAATCCTGGTATTGAAACGAAGTCTGGGATTGTGCTGATGGCGAATGTTTTTGACACAGAGCTGAAGGCAATGGCCGAAATTTTTTTGGAAGATTTCGGTGAAACAGGGACTTACTATCCCGGCGCCGGAGGTTCGCGTGAAATCATCTGCATAGTTGATAGAGAGCAGGTTGGTGTCATCGAAGGAATGCCGTATGGACAAGGGCCGAATTTGTCAATCACGGTTGCAAATGATGTTGTGAAAGGGATTGCCGTATCTGAAATAGATTATGGCAGGGACAAGTTCTCTATCCCTGTAAACATCGGCGAAGCTGCCCAGCAAAAAAGAATAACGAAAAAAATCTCGCAGGATGCGGGAATGATAAAACTCGCACTAAATTAAGATGGTCGCGCCGCTAATCAAAATCACATATGACGAGGCGAAACTTCAGCGGATACAGAATTTGCTGCGGGAGATTCCCAACGCCTTGCCGAAAGTTGTAAGCAGGGGGATAAACAGGACTGCGCAGCAGACAAAGACACAAATTGTCAGGCGGGTTTCCGCCGAAACAAAAGCCCTGCAAAAAGAGGTCAGGGCCGGCATAGTCATAACAAAGAAGGCCACCTATACCGTCTGGCTTTCGGTCCTGTCTTTGGGTGGCAGGGGAATCCCGATTATCCGCTTTAAGCACGCGGAGGCACAAAGGGGAATAATTTATTGGCTCGGTGGCAAGCACTACTTTCTGCGACATGCATTTCTTGCCACAATGCCGAGCGGGCACAAAGGCGTGTTCCTTAGAGGCAGGTATCTCGGAAAAGAGCCGAAGCGCAAATTCCGGTTCAAGGGCGGATTTGGCGGTAAGGCATATTGGACAGAATTACCCATTAAGGAGAGGTTCGGCCCGGCGATAGGGACATTGTTTGAGAAGACCGCCAACATTGCCAAAGAAATCACGGCGGAATCAGAAGAAAAACTTGAACAAAACATTGACAGCCAGGTGCGGCTTATCCTGGAAGGCATAAGGACATAAATATGAAATGGCTTTTACTGTTTATTTTGTTTGCAGGCATTAGTTCAGGGACAATTTGTCCTCCTCCAGAATCTATTGTCCCACCGTTCGCCTATGACCCTGAAGAATGTCAATATCGGATTCTCGGGTCGGTGCAGATGAATGTGGGTAATTCGTTTGCTATACCGATA